TATGATGAGTGATCTAAAGGAACAGATTAAAAAACTTTTCTATATGCATGGCATACCGGATAAGTTTAACTTTGTTGATTTCTGGTATAATTCATACCATGAAAACCAAGGACAGGAACAACATACACATTTGACTGGTTGTATGTCTGTCACTCCGTACTGGTGTGGAATCTATTACAACAAAGGGTTTACACCAACTACATTCTTTAGACCAGATTCAAACAATAAGGTTCACCAATTTCCTTACAATGGACCTGACTTTAGAGAATACTTTGCTGACACTTTACAACCAAACTTATCAAATGGTGATGTAATTTTATTTCCACCATACTTAAAGCACTCAGTTGATTTACAAACCAGTGCTAGTATGAGATTGACTTTTTCTTTTAATTTACAATTACATAATGATTAAAGTCTATGACAATTTTTTACCACAACCATACTTTGATTCTTTAAGAGATTTACTTACATCACCTAACTTTGCTTGGAATTTCTTTCCTAACATTACTGCGATGAAAGAACTTTCAGATGATAATTCGTATGGTTTTAGTTTCACAATTTTTAATTCTATACAAAAGTATAGTATTCAAGAAACTAAAGAATCGTGGATAACTTTACCTGCTCTTTTTTCTATTCAGGAAAAAGTTAAATGTAAAACTATTGTTCGTGCCAGGTATGATTTGACTACATACAATCCATCAAATTATAGACACCCATATCACATTGATATGAATCATCATAGTTTTGTTTCGGCAATTCTTTATATGAATGAGAGTGATGGCAATACTTTAATTTACGATAAAAAAGTTGTAAATGCCAATGACATAGATTACACAAAAAATTATGAGATCAAGAAATCTATTGACCCTTTGCCAAATCGTCTGCTAGTATTTGATGGGAACTATGTTCATACAGGACATTCTCCGTCAAAACACAAGAGTCGTATTCTTTTGAATTCCGTTTACACTAATTAATTATGAGCAAAGAATTTTTGTGGGTGGAGAAATACCGCCCCAGTATTGTTGAAGATTGTATCCTTCCTGCTAGCACTAAAGAAGTGTTTCAGGGTTTCGTCAACCAGGGCGAACTACCTAACCTGCTCTTGACCGGCACAGCAGGTGTTGGCAAGACCACTGTTGCTAAGGCACTGTGTGAGGAGATCGGTGCCTCTTACATCGTGATCAACGGATCTGATGAGGGACGCTTCCTAGACACCGTGAGGAACCGTGTCCGTCAGTTTGCTACGACTGTCTCTCTCACGTCTGGAGCATCCCACAAGGTGGTCATCATCGATGAGGCAGACAACACCACCAATGATGTTCAACTGTCTCTAAGGACTGCTGTGGAGGAGTTCCATGGCAACTGCCGTTTCATTTTTACCTGTAACTTCATCAATAAAATTATTGAACCGTTACACTCACGTTGTACAGTCGTTGATTTTAGAATCAAACCTGAGCAGTCTACTCAACTTCAGGGAGAATTCTTTACTCGTCTCAAAACTATTCTAACAAATGAGAATGTTGAGTATGAAGATAAAGTTCTCGCGAAACTTGTCAAGAGGTATTATCCTGATTGGCGTCGTCTCATTAACGAGTGCCAGCGTTATGCTGCCACAGGGAGTATTACTTCTGCTATCTTGGTTGACGTTGCAGATGTTAATCTGGATACTCTACTTACATCTCTGAAGAAGAAAGACTTTACTAATGTAAAGAAGTGGGTAGTTCAGCATCTTGATAACGATCCCAGTATGGTGATGCGTAAGGTTTATGATAGTTTGTATGGTGTATTGAAACCTGCTTCTATTCCTGAAGCTGTTCTTATCATCGCTAAGTATATGAAAGACATTACTATTGTTCCTGATCAAGAGATCAACATGTTGGCATGTCTGACAGAGATTATGATGAGTTGTGAGTTTCGATGACACTACTCAAATTTATTGAGAAAGAACCTAAAATTATTATGATGGAGGAAATGTATGAGCGACTCGAAAAAGAACCAGAGAGACAATGGGAATACATCAAAAGTAAAAACTACACCAGAGAATGTTCAGGAAGCAAATGAAGCATTGTTTCATGCTACAATGAACCTACCCCATGCTGCTGCTCATTGTGGAATGACAGAGCGTGAAATGAAAATGATCTTTCGTGAATACCTTAAATACCATGCCCCAGACATTGAAGTCATTAAAGACACCATTGAGATACCCAGGCGGGAAGAGTCGTGCCCTGAGTAAACTCTTTCAGTATATTCCTGACCTAAAAAATTGTACTCATTACCACGAACCATTTATTGGTGGTGGTTCTGTGGCATTGGAAATTGGTAAACGATATCCACACCTAGACATCTGGGTGAATGATCTTTATGAACCCCTCTATAATTTCTGGCGAGTGCTTCAGGATCAAGGACAAGAACTTCATGATGAGTTAGTTCAACTTAAGCAACGTCATCCAGAACCAGTATCAGCAAAACTATTATTTTTAGACGCCAAGGAGAAAGTGAACGATGATCAGATATCCGATGTATTTCGTGCTGTTAGTTTTTACGTTGTTAATAAGTGCTCTTTTTCTGGTCTCACTGAATCCAGTTCCTTCAGCAAGCAAGCGTCAGAGAGCAATTTCTCGATGCGAGGCATTGATAAACTTCCAGACTACTCCTTGATGATTAAGAAGTGGAAGATTACAAATCTTCGATATCAAGAACTACTTACCGATAGTAAAGATGTTTTTACTTATCTAGATCCTCCTTATGAGATTGGTTCTAATCTCTATGGTAAGAAAGGAAATATGCATAAAGGATTTGATCATGATGGGTTTGCTGCTATCTGTGATCGCTTTATCGGTCCTCAACTTGTGTCATACAATTCAACGCAACTGATCCGGGATCGCTTTAAGAAGGGGTGGACAGCTGCTGAATTTGCACACACTTACACCATGAGGAGCGTGGGGAGTTATAATACAGATCAAGCAGATCGCAAGGAACTCGTCCTAGCAAACTATGAAATGTGAAGTCACCCTCTACGTATCGGGCACCGTGTTTAAGGAGCAGGTCATTGCTCGTAATTATGAAGAAGCAAGACAAACTGCTCTTGCTAGAAATCCTACCGCTAAGATTGTTGGTGTAACCGCTGTATTTAAATGAACATCTTTGTCACTGATGAGTCTCCTTATAAATCAGCACGGGTTCTTCCTGACAAGCACATCGTCAAGATGCCTTTAGAGACTTGTCAGATGCTTTCTATTGTTTGCTCAGACAAATGGGGTCATGGTTATGGCACAATACCTAAGGCAGACGGTAATCCCTATGCTACGGACAAGGGAGCATTCCGTAATCACCCCTGCACTAAGTGGGCAAACGAGACCGTATCCAATGCTCGCTGGTTGCTGCAGCATGGGTTTGCTTTATGTGAGGAGTATGCAGCACGATATGGCAAAGTCCATACTTGTTTCTTGACTCTCCTTGCTGCTGACGAAATCATTCCCAAAGTATCATTGGATGACCATACTCCTTTTGTCTTTGCAGGACCTGACGAGTATAAGTATGATACAAGCATTGATATCTTCACTGCTTATAAGATGTATATTGCATCTAAACCTTGGGTAAAAGATAACTACCTACGATTACCACACCACAAACCTGACTGGATTTAATAATGTATCAATTGAAAGACTACTTGTACTCAATTAACCAATCGAAAAAAAGTATCCTAAATGATGACGCTGATGGTGAGCGAGGGTATCCTCCTTATATTGTTAACAGGTGCTTGTCTTCTTTCACTGATACTATCTTATACGTAAATGAGATGAATAAAAATTCTCATCTACCAAAGAAATTGCAATATGACTTTTTACTAAATAGTGTGAAACCGAGGAAGCGTTTCTCTCCTTGGGCACGAAAAGATTCTATTGATTATCTTGAAGTAGTTAAAGAGTATTATGGTTATAATGACGATAAAGCACTCCAGGCACTCAGGATTCTTACCAAGGATCAGTTAGATCATATTACCAAGGTATTGAATAAAGGTGGAAGAACATGAATGATGAAACTATAATCCAGTGGAAACAAACTGATATGGTCGAAGTGGTTCTTGGTGAACCAGATGACTTTCTTAAAGTTAGGGAAACTCTAACACGTATTGGTGTTGCTTCTCGTAAAGAAAAAAAGATCTATCAGTCCTGTCACATTTTACATAAACAAGGTAAGTATTATATTGTTCACTTCAAAGAGTTGTTTGCTCTTGACGGTAAGAATACTAACTTGTCATTGAATGATGTCCAGCGTCGTAATCGTATCATCCAATTGCTTAGTGATTGGGGATTAATTTCTGTTGTTAACATTGAAGCAATTACTGATCTTGCTCCTTTGAATCAAATTAAAGTTCTATCTTTCAGAGAGAAAGGTGAATGGACACTTGAATCCAAATATAATATCGGTCGTAAGAAGACTACGGTAGAGTAAACCGCAATCTTTAATAAGGAAAACCGTTATTAAAGTATAAACGGTTATCGTTAAATAATACTGTGAGAGGTTCGGGGTGGAGACACCCCCCTTTTACGCCAAGATGCCTTCGGGGTCTTAGAGTTAACGTCGCTTATTAAAGGACATGGTAAATATCAACTGGGAAACTTATACTCCCTACTCAATCGGATTTGATGAAACATTCAGCAGACTGGAATCTATTGCGGGAGGTGGATCAAATTACCCACCTTACAATGTGGTGGACGGACA